AGTACGTAACAGCAGTTGTCCCACAAACAGCTAGTTCGAGTGAGCCTATCCTGTTGGTTGCATCCTTTGCAAGTAAAGTGGTTGCAGCACGAGGCACTAGCATCTTTCAGGCTACACCCGGTGGATCTAGTTGGACAAGCATTGACAGCGGACGCACCAGCGCAGCCAGATACAACTTCGAACGCTTTAACTTTGATGGCAACGACAAGCTCATTGTAGTTGACCAAGCCAATGCCCCCACAGTATTTAACACCTCGTTTTCTGCCACGGATGTAAGTGAAAGCAGTGTATCAGGATCTAAATTTGTAGCGGCATTTAAGAATCACATGTTTTACGCTGGTAAGTCTAGCACACCACAAGAAGTAGTGTTTAGCCAGCCGTTCGACGAAGATGCATTTTCCAGTGGCAGTGGTGCAGGAAGTATCAAGGTTGATGACACCATTACAGGTCTTAAAGTCTTTCGTGACAATCTATTTATTTTTTGTGAAAACAGGATATTTAAAGTCGGTGGCAGTAGTTCTAGTGACTTTGCTGTTGTACCAGTTACTCGTAACATTGGTTGTTTAAATGGCTTTACTATTCAAGAATTTGCTGGTGACCTTATCTTTCTTGGCCCTGATGGTCTGCGTACAGTCGCAGGTACGGCACGGATTGGTGACGTGGAGTTGGGCACTATAAGTTCCAATGTACAATCTCTTTTTAATGAAAATATTGCAGACTCATCTAGTTTTGAAAGCTTGGTCATACCCGATAAAACTCAATACCGCATATTCTTCACAAAAGATGCTACAGCAGAAAATATCACTACAGGTGTTATCTGTGTGATGAAAGGACAAAAGTTCGAGTTTGCAGAGTTACGTGGTATAAAGCCAGCGTGTACAGATACTTTTGTAGATGATGGCAATGTGATTGTTTTACATGGAGCCAGTTCGAATGGCTACATATATCGTCAAGAGTCTGGAAGTGATTTTGACGGAACAGCTATACTAGGTAAGTATCGTGGACCCGATCTTACGTTTGGTGATGCTGGTATTCGCAAACACATGCAAAGAGTGATTATCAATTACAAGCCAGACTCAACAATCGACGCTGATCTATTTTTGCGATACGACTATGAATCACCAGATGCACCTAGACCTGCAGCGTACCCTTTAGATTCTAGTGATGTTGTTGCTACTTATGGAACGGCGGTGTACGGCACGGGCACGTATGGAGGTGTATCAGAGCCTTTGGTTAGACAGTCCGTAGAAGGTTCGGGATTTGCCGTAGCTTTACGAGTAAACGACGGGGGTACTACCGCCCCCTATTCCCTCAAGGGATTTCAATTAGAGTTTCAAACAGGAGCTAGACGTTAGATGGGTGCTACTTATACCAGACAATCATCCTATACTGACGGCGATACCATCACCGCTGCTCACACCAACGATGAATTTAATCAGCTACTAGCTGCTTTCGCCTCAAGCACAGGACACACACACGACGGGACTTCAGCAGAAGGTGGCCCGGTTACAAAACTGCTGGGTAACACCCTCACGTTTGGTGCGGGCACAGCGGGCACGGATATTACGATCACCTTCGATGGTGAAACAAGTGACGGTGAATTAAAATGGATGGAAGACGAAGACTACTTCGAGTTTTCTGATGACATACTTGTAGCCAGTACCGAAAGACTACAGTTCCGTGACACAGCAATCTATATTAACTCAAGCACGGACGGACAGCTTGACCTCGTAGCCGACACAGAAATTCAACTCGCAGCTACCACTGTAGATTTAAATGGTGATCTTAATGTTAGTGGTGAAGTACAGACTGCCAATATAGGTTTCACTGATGGCGACAACGCTATTACCATAGCTGACGGCGGAGCAATCACTGTAGTTGCGGGAGCAAGTTTTAACGACCAAGATATAACTAACGTAGGCAGCATTGCTCTAGATACAATTACCAACGACGGCACAGATATAACTCTAGATTCATCCGGGGACATCGTTCTTGACGCTGGGGGTGCCAATGTAATCTTCAAAGATGATGGCACATCTATTCTAGATATTGCAAACAACTCATCTGACGTAGAACTTACCGTAAGCACAGCCGACAAGAATTTTGCAATCAAGGGCACAGATGGCTCTTCTGCTATCACCGCTCTCGACATTGACATGGCCCTTGCAGGTAAAGCAACCTTCAACGGAGATGTTGTGGTAGGTGGGGATTTGACCATATCTGGTGATGACCTGACTATGGGCACCAACACAGCAGGGCATCTGCTGATTGCTGATGGCACAAATTTCAATCCGGTGGCTGTAACAAGCTTGTCTGAAATCAGTAGCATTGCTAATGATGATGTGTTCCTCGCTGTAGATACATCCGGTGGCGGTCTTAAAAAAGTAGAAAGAAGCACTATTGTTTCTGGCTTGGCTACCTCTAGTGCCATATCAAATGTATCAGAGGATAGCACACCGCAGCTTGGTGGTAACCTTGACACAAACAGTCACAACATTCTAATTGATGATGCACATTTCATTGGTGATGAGAACGGCAACGAACAGATTATATTCCAAACCACAAGTTCAGCAGTCAATCAGTTTGATGTGACAAACGCTGCAACAGGCAACCCACCTAAACTGTCTGCAACAGGTGGCGACTCTAATATTGACTTAGACATAGAAGCAAAAGGCACAGGACACGTAACTATTAGGGGCAACAGCAATTCAGGTGCGATACAGTTTAATTGTGAGAGCAACAGCCACGGGCAAATAATCCAAGCGCAACCTCACAGTGAAGGTGTAACAAATACTATGCTGCTACCAGCAGGAAGCAGTTCTACTCTTGTATCACTTGTGTCTACCGATACTCTTACAAATAAAAGTCTGACAGCACCCATTCTTACAGGTTCATCTTCTGCTGCTGGCTCTATACTGTTTAAAGAAGATACAGATAACGGAACAAACGCTGTTACACTGATTGGCCCTGCTTCTACAGCAGATGTAACTGTAACACTACCATCCAGTGCTGGCACGATTGCTTTGACTTCTGACATACCCTCTGCTGGTATTTCAAGTGGCAACGTAGCTACCTTTACCAGCGGTGCTGCTGACAATGACTTCTTGCGTATTGATGGCACAGCTATCGAAGGCCGTTCTGCATCTGAAGTGCTGTCCGACATAGGTGGTCAAGCTGCTTTAACTTTTGGTATATCTAACACTAATATTCCCATATTCACATCAGGCGTTGCCGATAATGATTTCTTACGAATAGATGGAACATCTGTAGAGGGTAGGTCTGCATCAGAGGTGTTGTCTGATATCGGGGCTGCACCAGCGGCTGGAGACTCTAACATTGTCACAACAGGCGCACTCAACAGCGGCAGCATCACAAGCGGCTTTGGCGCGATTGACGTTGGCTCTAGCAACATTACCACAACTGGCACTGGGTCATTTGGTGTTGTTAACGCAACTGACGGCTGCACAATCACTACTGCCGATAACACTGCACAGCTTACTCTTACGTCCACTGATACTGATTCAGGTCATGGGCCAAGATTAAATATGGTGAGAAACCCCGGTGAAGCAGGTGCTGACGGCGATAATCTAGGTCAAATCTTTATACAAGGATATAACGATGCAGGTACTCCAGAGTTAATAGACTACTTTCAACTATTTACAGAAATAGCTGACGCTTCTGACGGGACAGAAGATGCGAGACAAATACACTACGTTATGACAGGCGGCTCACAAAGGAGCAGAATCGAGCATAACGCTACTGAAACCGTGATTAACGAAGATAGCGTAGATGTAGACTTCCGTGTTGAGTCAGACGGCAACGCAAATATGCTGTTTGTTAATGCTGGCGACAATGAAGTTGGAATAGGAACAAACGACCCTAGTGCAACCCTTCATGTTGTTGGTAACGCAATCGCAACCACTGACACAGACACAAGTAATTCAGGTAGTGTAACTCTAGACTATAGCACAAACCAAAACTTTGTACTAACCTTGACGGGCAATGTAACACTAGCTAATCCCTCTACGGAAGTTGTCGGGCAATCAGGCTTCATCGTTTGTATCCAAGACGGTACAGGCTCACGCACACTGTCGCTTGGCACAGACTATGAAACTGCTGGTGGTGCGGGTATCACGCTGTCCACCGCAGCTAGTGCAACG